CCGATGACGCCATCCGGTGACGCACCAGCCATCAGATCGTTGTGCTGGAGAAAGCCCACCTCCCGCACCGGCACGCCGGTAGCGAACTCATACGCCGCGCGGGCGATCGGCTCCAGCGTCACGCCGCGCTCCATGTCGGCGTTGCTGTAGGCGTCCTCGACTTGCCGGCCAGTCAGCCGCTCGCACACCAGCCGCATCCGCAGGTCACGCCGCGCCGCCGCTTCGCCCTTCGCCACGGTCGCCAGCATGGCTTTGGCGTCGGACGCGCACAGGCGTCCGAGCCGCGCCGCGAACCACTCAGGCGACCGCTGATGGGCCGAGATGACGGTGTAGCTCACGCGGCCACCTGCTGCGCCTTCGCCTTGAGCGCCGCCCATCGCTTCGTGTCCGCCCGCAGCCGGTCCTTGAACTCCGCTCGGCTGTCCTTGATCGTCTTGAGCAGCACCTGTTCGCCGCTCTCTGCGACCGCCTCGATGTCGAGCAGCCAGTCCGCGTAGCCGTCAGGCTCCGCCGCCGCCTTCGGCTTCGATGCCGCGTTGCCGTCGTCGTCCTCCGGCGCGATCCCACATGCCGCCATCAGCGAATAGCGCCGCGCGTAGGTCAGCGCCGAGCCATAACCCTGCGGGTCGTTCTTCGCGGCCGGAACATGCAGCGTGCCGCTATCCCAGGCCTCTCCGCTCTCGTGCAGGAACACCGTCGACACGATGACGCCGGTGTCTGACGCCTCCGTGCGCTGCACCAGTGCGATGCCGTTCGCGTTCAGCGCGTCAACCACCGCCTCGACGCACGCGGCGAGGTCGGCATACTTCGACTTGAAGTGCGGGTTGGTGGACGACTTGAGCGCCGGCCCGAACGCTTTCTGGGCCTTGACCAGCGCCGCCGCCAGTTGCTTGATCTCGCTCACGCGCGCACCTCCTGCTGCAGGGCGTGGCACATGTCGACAAAGCGCCGCACAGCCGCCAGGTCCTGTCGTTCTGCCTCGCAGCACACGCACGCCCAGAGCTGCGCGGAGATGATGCTGTCGCTCGGCACGCTGGCCCGCTCATGCGTCCAGCAGACTTTCACGAAGTGCGCACCGACCTGCACGATGTCTGTCATGCGACACCTACGCGATCAGCCATTTCAGGCAGTTCCCCGCTCACCATGCCACCATGCTCGGCGATGAACTGGCGAACAAGCGCCACCGGCACACGGCCGTATACGGTATTGGTAGGACGGTCCGGGTTCTCGCAGTACTCCATCCACGACGATGGCGGAGCGACAGACGGGAACCCGACTTCTACCGTCAGATATGGGCCGAAGTCGTCGCGCGGTTCGCAGTAGTGAGACCAGCTCGCTTGGACGCTCAGCGTGGTGCCGTCTTGGCACGTGACGGTCGCGTTCAAATCCTTCATCTGTTCACCCCTTTGATGTGGTGTTAGTGGATGTGGCGCTGCCCGGCCACTTCCAGGCCACGCCGTGAAACTCGACCCGCGCCGCGTAGCGCGTCTGCTCGCGGAGCCACCGGCGCGACATCCGGTCGCCCGCCTCCCGCTGCCACACGCGGTTTCCGCGCGCCCGCCTCGATGAGCATCTGGCGAATCGCCGCGCGACGGCGGCAGCGACGGATGACGCGCAGCGTGCCAGCCATCCACAGCACCACCGCGCACCCCACAGCCGCGAGCGTCCAGAGATAGGCGTCCATGTCATTCGGCCTCCTGCGTGAGAAACGCCACCGCCTCGGCCCGAGAGGCGAACCGATGCACCTTGCCCGCCGCGCGCACCGTCACGAGGTCCGCGCCCTTCGCCTGATACCGACGCCGCGCGTTGTCTCGCGCCTGCTGCAAGTGCTTCGGGCACAGCGCGCGACCCTCTGCTGGCGTCTCTTTGCACCAGTAGCACTTGCCGGTCATCAGTCCACCGCCTCAAGGTTCTGAATCGTTCCGCAGACCATCCCGGCATCGGTCAGCGCGTTCAGCACCGCCGAGCGCGCCGCTGCCAGTCCGGACGCCTCTACGGTCCACTCGACGGTCAGGTAGGCGGCATACGGTGGCGCCTTGACGCCGCGCACGGTCGCCGTCACGCGATACGCGCGCGTCTCGGCCGTCGCGCAGTCCTCGGAGCAAAACCGCTCCTGATAGCCAGTCTCGCGGTCGGTCCGCGTCTCGCCCTGACAGGTCTGGCAGCTCATTTCTCCCCCTTCGCCGCCGCCCATGCTTCGACCGGGATGCCGGTCATGCGCTCGATGTGCAGCGCATTCGGCAGGTCCGGCACGCGGCGACCGTTGACAAGGTGGCTGATGTAGGTCGGATCCCAACCGAGGTATTCGGCAAGGTCGACGTAGGTGCGGAAGCCCCGGCGCGTGCGCCAGTCCTCCAGCTCTCTCGGTCCGTTCAACATGACGACAGCGTAGTGCAGGCTTACGCTAGCGTCAAGCGATTTATTAATAGAACGTCCGCATGGACCGAGCGGTATCTATGCGCCTGCGTTGTGGCACTTGCGCCCACTTGCGCGGGCGATGGCCGGTGTGTATGCTGACGCCCATGTCAATTAAACAGACGGCGATGGCGGTAATGGTCGGCGTGCTGGTGGCGGGAGCGGTGCTCATGGCGCAGCAGTGTCAGCTCGTGATGGTATCGAATCCCGAGCAGCGCATGCACGACCGGCAGTGACGTATCCCGCCCGGATGCTCCCAGCCCTCCGGAGAATCCCGGCGGCCCGATAGCGGGTCTATCGGCCACCCGGGCGGGAATCTCGTTCATGGGCCGTCGATGACAGTTCCGCCGACGTCGGTCTGACGCTCATTACGCAATTTGGCGTCATCAGTACGCCGTTCGACGTGATGCTCGACTACCCATTGCGTGCAGCACACGTCGCAGATAGACGCGGTCCGGTCCTTCATCTTCAGGCGGGTGACGAGCCGATCTTCGTGGCAGCCGGGGCACCAAGTCGGATCGGTCACGATTCCACCTCCACCGGCCGTCCCGTCCGCTTCACCCGCTGATACTGTCGCCACCACTTCGCCATCGTCGGGGCGTCCATCTGCGCGATCAGTCGCCGCGCCTCTCGTGTCACCGTGCGTTCTCCGACTCGTGGTTTCCTGCGGTGAATCAGCTCGTGAATCACCGTCTCCAGCACGGCCGGGCGCGGGTCTATGTAGATGGTGTCGCCGTCCTGTAAGCCGTCCAGATGGAACGAAGGGTCATGTAGGCGGCATTCGATGATGCGGCCACGGCCCAACTCGTCCCACAGGTCATCGAGGTCGACGGCCACGGCTCGTCTCCGTCAGACGGTACGCCACGTAGGCCACGCGCCGGCCCGACTTCCGCCCGACCTTGCGCGTCTCGGTCGCCTTGCCCGCCGCCACAAGCGCCCGCAGTCGCCGCTCAGCCGTCGGGCGACTCAGGCCAAACAGCGCCATGAACTCGTGAATGGTGATGGCGTCCGGGTCGTGGCGGTCCTCTTCCCCGATGTCGGCCAGCGCCTTCTGCCACAGGCCCTTGATCGGGACCGACGCGCTGTCTGGGGTCTTCATTCCTCAGGACTCCTGTCGAAGCTCCGCACGAATCGGCGGTAGTAGAACTCCTCGTCGCCCTGCCGGATGACCACCCCTCCGACCTGCGGCTCCGAGATGCGCGCCCCCGGAATCTTCCAGGTGAACGGCGTTTTGCCCTGCCATGCTGGCGTCACGATGGCCGCTGCGTAGCCTCGCGCGGAGTTCAGGTCGACCGCGATGGACCGATGCCGGTGGCTCCGCACGATGTAGTCGGGTGGCTGGCGCCCCCATCGGGCCGCTTCGACGTAGCTGGCGGTAAGTTCGGCGTTGACCGCGCTGGCTTCGTGCGCCGCGCTGCCGGTCGTGCCGATGTGGTGCAGGAGATGGACGAGCGGTGCCTGCACGCGCTTGTTGGCGGTGCCGACGCGCTTCCATAGGTCGAACCGCGCGTATTGCCCCTCGCTGTTCGGCTTCGCTCCGAGTGACCGCGCCAGCCGTTCTTCGTATTCGCCCGACTGGCCGACGTGCGCCTCCGTCCCGCGGATGTGGTAGTAGGTGCCGCCGCCGTCCTTGCAGCGCGCCACGACGGGTCGGAGCACGTCTTCCGCGATGCGGAGCTGGTCTTCCAGGTTGTGGCTGATGGGGGTTGTGGCGCGGTGGTGCACGCCTTCAATGGCGTCCCCGTTGTGCACGAGGTCGAACGGTTCACCGCGTGTGACTTCGGGCACCCAGTCGTCCCAGAACACCCGCCAGAGCTTCCACAGTTGCTTCTGAAAGTCGCTCGGCGTGTAGGTGCCCCCGCCGTCGAGTCGTGCGCCTTTCG